CAATCTAATAACTTAAGAAATGATAAAGCTGCATTTTGGAACTGGCATAGAATTACAAGAGCAGTTGACTCGACTGATGTTTCATTATCTAATCTTGTAGGTTGGAATGTTCAAGCTGACCAAGACTTTAATGGTACAGAAGCAAACCCCGATGGACGTAGACCGAACGAACAAGTTCCATTTAGTCAATCTCAAACTACTACATTTACTTTTACTACAGGAAATAATCCTTTAAGCAATGGTGAATTAATAAGAGTTACAGTTACCACAGACTTTATAGGACCATTTGTAGCTCAAACACACTTTGCTAAAGTCACATCGGCCACTTCAGACGCAGCAACTGTTGTATTATATGCTGGTAATTATAAGTCAAAAGCAGAAGTTCCATTATCACCAGCCGGCGGTGGAGCAGGCAGTAATCCAACTCATAATGCTTTAAATGATACATCAACTTTCTCAGTTGATTCTATCAATACTAGTTCATTCTTAACATTGGCTAGTGGAACTGGATTGACAGTAACAACAGATAGTACACGAAGAAGTGATACAGGAAATGACTTTTCTAAATTAGTACAATTCACCACAGCATCAGCACATAATCTTCAAGTTAATGACACTCTTACAATTGTTACTGATGGAACTGGTGGATTCCAACCAGCTGAAGTAGCTCACGTTCTAACAAGAGATTCTGCTACTCAAGTAACTTGTGTATATGGAAGATTATTTGAACCTCACGACAATGTTCAATTATCATCAATAGGAAATTCTGCAGTTGTAGGTATTCTTAAAGGAACACTTGATGGTATTCATAGATATACTGCCGGCGATCAGCTAATGACTTTCTGGTCTAATAATGTTGGACGATATAAATCATATCAAATCGGCCCAGGTTCTCAAGCTGACGGAGATTGTATTGCTATAGGTAAGAATACTTATAATAAAGATGCTAATACAATTAAGATTGGTTATGAAAATGCTATGTTGAATATTGATTCAGCAGGAATTGATGTTGCAGGAACTTTAGATACTACGGGAAATGCAACTATCGGTGGAACTCTTGGAACAACAGGAAATGCAACTATCGGTGGAACTCTTGGAACAACAGATGATATTACAATTACAAAATCAAGTGGAACTGCTTCACTAACAGTATCTGGCCACGTTGCACAATTAAATTTAAATGATAATGATAACTCATCTGACAGTACTATAACAAATATTACTGGTGAGTTATATTATAATGCTAACGGTGGTGGTACCGATTATGGTAATCACGTCTTTACGACTAGTAACTCAAGTAACACAAAACCGGCCATAATGTTTATGGATGGTGATAATGCAAATGTTGGTATAGGAACAACAACACCGGACTCTGCTATAAAATTAGATGTTAATGGAACATTTAGGGCAAGTAACACAGCATATCTTAATAGTGATGTTTATATTGATACTAATACACTTTTTGTAGATTCATCTACAAATAAAGTTCAAATCGGTGGTAGTACATCAACTGCTAAACAAAAAGGAAAATTAACAGTTGTTGGAAGTAACGCATCTGGTACTGGATTAGCAATCACTCACCATGCAAGCACGGTTGACTTTGTTGAAATGTATTATAAAGGAACAGCAGGCGGTGGTCCATTTATAATGAGTCGTTCTCAAACCGGTGGTGCAGAAATTGTATTATTTAATAATGGTGATATCAACTTAAACGGTGGATATAAAGGAGTTACCTCTTCAGCAAATACCTCAAAAACACCTGACAATGTAGGAATAGGTGTCAATGCTGCTACTAAATTAAATCACGATACTGCAGACTCGGCCGGAACTGCTAATACAAATGGTAAACCTACTAATAAGCTTCATATATTTGAGAAGAGTGGTTTAACTATGGGTGGTTTAGCTGCTCCTGTATTAAATAATGCTTTGGTTCGTATTGAAGAAAGTACGGCTAATAATATTAATTTATATATGGACGGTAATTCCATATATGGCACTAACTCATTAGCACTTGGATGTAACACCAATAAAGATATCACGTTTTTCCCAGGTAAGACACTATCTCTTACTCTAGCTTCTGATGGAACATCTACATTTGCAGGAACTGTATCAGGTGTTACGCCAACCGCCGATGCTCATTTAACAACTAAAGCATATGTTGATACTCAAGTTGCTGGAATAGTTGATGGTGCACCAGAAGCCTTAAATACTTTAAATGAATTAGCCGAAGCATTAAATGATTCACCCTCGCAGATAGATAATATTTTAACTTCTGTTGGTCAAAGGTTAGTTATAGGAAATAATTTATCAGATTTAAATAATGCTGCTACGGCAAGAACCAATTTAGGATTAGGAAATGTCGAAGATACTGCTATCAGTACTTTTGCAGGGACTTCCAATATAACCACAGTAGGAACTATTGGAACTGGAACATGGCAAGGTACAGCAATCGCAAATGCATATGTAGCAGATTTACCAACAAGTAAAGTTACTTCAGGTACTTTTGCAGATGCAAGAATTTCATCAAGTAGTGTAACACAACACTCTGGTGATATTACTTCCGTTGGAACATTAACATCAGTTGCAATATCGGGTGAAATATCATCGACATCGACAGTATCTAGACCAGTTCAAAGTGATGAGACTGATACTAATCCAATCAGAAATATTAGAAGAATGACACAATCAGCGTATGATGGTTTAAATTCACCTGATGGTAATACACTTTATATAATCGAGTAAGAATATGCCTTTATTGAATCCAGTATCATCACAGACGAAACTAGGAGATTCAGACTATTCAAGGGTATACCAAGGGTCTGATTTAGTTTATGAAAATGCGCACAATGCTATAAGTGGCAATGCGGTTTCAAATCCATTTTTTGATAGCGATGCAAAATACCCAGGCGCGATTGGGTTAGGATTTGCTCAAGAGCAATGGGCTGGGTGGGCTAGTAGTTCTCTTAATTATCCAGCAAACTGGGGATATCACTCACCACTATTTACTAATGTATTCGATTATAAATCATATCTTCCAAACTATTTTCTTTATAGATATAATACTTTAGGTAAAGGCCTTGGGTCTTATGCCAATGAAGAGCATGTTGATTTAGCAAGAACAGTAAGTTCTATTGGTAATCTCACTGCCCAAAAAAGAATATTAAAACTTCATGGTGCTGGTAATAGATTAGTGACTGCTAATACTAGTGCTGCAAATAGAACTTATCCATCACCACCAATTACATCATGTCATAATTCTAGTGCAACCATTGGTTCTAGTTGGTCAACAAATTTAAGTCACAGATGGGTTATGCATTCTTATGTAGCAGAAGTTGCTGTACCAAGTAATGCTACTGGAGCAACATTTGGAGCATATGTTAAATGTCCGAGTAATGACCATTTCAAAAGTTTAAATGGTGGTGTGGTTGCTTTGATTTTACCTGAATATGCTTCTAACCATGCGTGCTCTACAAGAGTTCACACTATGATATTTAGAAAGCAAAGCTCTACAGGCAGCTTTGATTTAGTAGATGGCGATAATACTACAGGAAATGGTACAGCTCATTTCAATTGGTCAGGTCTAACCGATTCACATAACTTTGCTACAAGAGGCGCTCATCGTTGGAATGACTTTTCATATATAAGTGCTCATCAATATGAAGATTCAGAAGATTACCACGAGTTTAAAAAGGCATCTAGAACAGTAACTAACGCAAGTGGTAATGCTTTAAAAAATCCTATCTTTGGTAATGCATTGCAATATGGACATGCATTATTGGTTTTAGGATTTTTAGAAAACCATAGCTACTTAGGTCAATATCCAACTGGTGCGACAGGTGCTATACAATTCTATAATCCGTTTGTGACGTTCACTACATAGGAACTGGGTGAGTCTTAAAATCTAACTCTTCCTTTTCATAGATACCGATTCGTTCTATTCCGTGACCAAGAGTATAGTTCTTTCTAGACTTCCAACTAAAGTCGTCACATAAATCATATACTTTAGCGGGCTGGCCACTCTCTGATTTTCTTAATGAACGACCAATAGATTGAAGAACTCTCACTTGACTCTTTGTAGGAGCAGCGAATACCATATTATGCAGGTTCTTAATATTGATGCCAGTAGAGAATGTTCCAAGAGAAGCTACAATGATTGCATCTTTTTCTTTTTCAACTAATGTTCTGATTTCTTCTCTATCGATAGCTCCCACTTCACCCGATACATAGAATACTTTTCTATCAATCTTAGCCGAATCTCTTATAAGATTATATAATGGTTTACCGTGTTTCTCCACTAGATTAAATAGAACCAATGTATTTCCTTTTTGAGCAATAGCAAGATTCTTAATAAAGTTATTTCTCTTTTCGTGAGCTACTATGTATTGAACTTCTTCTTGATATGTCTTCTTACCAAAGGCTTTCTTTTCAGCATCCGAGTATTGCATGTGAAGAACATCAATAGATAACTCAGATAGAGTATTAGATTCGATTAGTTTCTTAGTAGATGTTACATTAAAGGTAGGACCAAATGCACCTTCTAAAACAAGCTTATGAACTTTAGTTCCGTCAAGAGTTCCTGTAGTTCCTATTCTTAACCAAGCATTCCTTAAATGACCCATTATAGTTGTAAGAGATTTGGCTTTAAATAGATGAGCTTCATCACCAACAACCATTTCATAATCTTCAAACCAATTACGTGGCATCTTAAATACTGATTGCCAAGTTGTGATTACGACTCTTTGCCTAAATGATTCTTTCTCTTTTCCTGCATAGATTCTATGAACATCATTAGGGTCAAAGGAATCATCTTTAGAACTGTAATCAGCAAAGTCTTTCCACATCTGTTCTACCAAAGAAGTAGTCGGTACAACAATCAAAGCATTCTTATCAGATGCTTCAAGAAAAGAACGAAGTATCATATAAATCATAAGTGATTTACCTGAACCCGTAGGAGAAACTAAAAGCGCTCGCTTAAACTTCAGTGCATGTTTTATTGCAGTAGATTGATAATCACGAAGAGTGATATCATTGTTAGAATTTGATAGAGGCACATCAGGCATATCAATATCGCCAGTATTTTTAGAAACAATTTCATTTTTTATTCTATATCCACGTTCATGTGCAAACCTTTCCAAATGATATAAAAGGCCGCTAGGCAAAGTATAATTTCTAGTATCATATAATCTTATCTTTCCGTCCCATAACTTATTGCGATACGATGGAACAAATTTATAACCCGGTACATAGAAAGTAAAGAACTCACTTAGTTCCATTACAATACCAGAATCATTTGATTTTACAATAATATCAACTTCATCATTTTTGGTTATAACGATGTCACTCATTGGATTTATTTATACTAATTACCAGAAGTAAATCTTCGCCAATCAATTATGTTCTTGATTGTTGAATGCCTCCAACGAATGACATTCATAATTTCTTCAAGAGTGTCAACTAATGTTTGTTGATATTCTATCTTAGCTACTAACTCTTGAATATGTGGGTCAGAGTCATAGTAATAATCCATATCACCTTTAAGTGGTTTAGTACCACCTTTATACGGATCGTATTCCCAACCCTTTGCATCCATATCTTCTTTAGTCATTTTGCCAGTATAATATAACCACTTATCTTTCTTAAGTGAGGCAATCTTCAGATTAAGACGTTTTAACTGAAGTTTAGAGACAGTTAATAATTCAAGATATTTTGAATGCAGTTTTGGTGTATCGGTGGAAGACTTATCTAAATCGATTTCATCAATCGGTGAGTCTTTTTTCCACATCTCTAATATTTCGTCTACTGTCATGTATATAATATAACACAAGATACTGTATTTGTAAAGATAAATTATCGAATAAATTCGAATTTATTATATCTAAATGTTACAGTACATGTAATGTATTCAACTGTGGTGTCTTGAGTTGTAAATTGTAATTCCCCTAAATTAGTAGGAAATGCGTCTTCAAACTTTATTTGTTTATTAGATGTATTCTTTGAGGTAAGAATCGATAATGTTATATCTTTAAATTTCTCTTTATGAGTTGCCGGGCCGGTTTTTGTTTTAGTAGTATCATGTCCTGCGTCTTCTCTTAGCCAATTATATATTTCAAGATAGTTTTTCAATTCCTCATCTACAATAAATGAGATTTCTAATGTACCGTATTCAATGGTATCACCTGGGAAATAAGCATTTCTATTTCCATAGCTTTGTAATACTTCAGATTGTGATAATGCTGGCACTGCAGCTGTAGTACAGAAGAACTGTAAGTTTGCAAACTCTGATGAATCAATAGTCACCTTAAAATTAACAGGTGATAACATGTTTAAATTATCTGTTAGATTAGTACTCATATTTCTATTTATACAAAAAAAGAGGCCCATTGCTGAGCCTCTTTAAGAGTATCTTTAGTTATCGTAAAGATTATAGGTTGCTTACGTCGAAACTTGCGAAGTAAGGGTTGTTCAACCCACGTGGTGAAGCAGATTCGCCACTTGAGTATGTTAACGCGTATGGATTCGATACCATTCCGTAACGAGTCTTGAACGCGATACGTGGCTGGAAGTCTTCCTCACCTACGGCTTTAACCATTGTTAAAGGAACGTATGGGCAATAGAAGATACCGGCGTCGTATGGGTTTGAACCGCGATATCCAACTGTAACTTCTGGGTCACCAGATACTGCATAAGGGTCAACATAAACTTTAAGTGAACCATTAAGTACACCAGCGAATGTGTTAACTTGAGCATCTACATTAAGACCATTAGCTTTAACAGCTTCGCCGTACTGAAGATAACCAGATGCAGCTAGAGCTGAAGCAACGTCAGGTGATACAATGATGAAGTTACCTTTACCACGACGTGTAGCAACACCGATGCTATTAGCAATTTTCTCGATGTAGTATACTAGTGATTGGAACTTCTCTTGTCCCCAACGAGCGCCTAAGTTAGAACCTGTATCGGCACCATCGAAGCCTGTTTTTCCTACTGCTTGGTTTTGGATTGAGTGGATAACTTCTCTATTGATTTCAGCAAGGATTTCAGTAGATAAGATATTAGCCAACTCAGCTTCAGCATCAAGACCGTGGATAGCTTTAAGGTCTTGAGCAAGCTCCATTGTGTAACCAGCTTTAAGAGCACGGCTCTTAGCAGTTACAGTAGCTTTTTGAATCTCAAAGCCCATTGCAGCCATTTGAGTTTCAGCAGTTGAACCTGTTCCTGTACGTGCTTCTGCTTCTGCAGTAGACATACCTTGACCAACTGTTGAACCAAGTCCACTTGCGTCTGGTGAGTCACCAGAGAAAGCAGCGTCGGCTTCGTTGAATAGAGCTTCTGTACCTTTTAGGGTATCTGAATGATTGTCGCTATACTTAGCAACCATGGAGAAGATAAGTCCTGTTGGACCAGACATTGGTTGAACACC